GCGGAGAGTTCTGCTTTCCCGGAGGGATCACGTGTGACTACGTCACCTTAACAGGTACTGGAGTCAACTGCTGGATCTCTTACAGTTAGGAGGACATATGGGACTCTTAACAGGAATAGTCAGTGGTAATTGGAAAGTTGACAAAGGGAACGTCCGTCCAGCTAGAGTAGACGAGAGCACGCATACACTGCAAACTATAGAGTACGAACATCATGAAATTCATGCTGGTTCTATGTTCTACGTTATGTATGGAGTAGCTAATATCGGTGGTATGACAACCCCGGATGATATGCTCACTTTAACGTGGACAACTGGTAATACCTCTGGTAAGCAGGGGCACTTTGAGTTTACAGCAGAGGGCCCAGCAGGAGCACGCGTCAGATTTATTGAGGGATCTACTGGTGGTGGGGCAACCCCAACAGGACAGCGCACTATACTCAATCACAATAGAAACAGTTCTAACACCAGCGAGTGGACTTCAAGCGCAGCAGCTAATCAAGTTGACTACGATGCTACCCTGCTGACAGGTGGGACCACACTGTGGGATTCCTATATACCGGGAGCAACCACAGGTCAGACAGGATCTGGTACCCAAGCTAAACGGGACGAACTTGTTCTAAAAGAAAATACTAAGTACCAATTAAGTATATTCAGTACTGCGACAGAAGCAGCGTACTTGTACATAAATTGGTATGAACATTTATACAAAGGATAGGTATGACTGAAAAATGGCAGAGATATTATTACAGGCACAGAGAGTTTCATCTGGAAAGAAACAGGGAATATTATTTGAGTCGTATGGCGCAGTGGTGGGAATGGTTCGCGGAGCTGGGGCAAAATAAATGCCAAGAATGCGGATATGATAGACACCCTAAGGCATTGGACTGGCATCATAGAGATCCGAAAGATAAAGTTATTGATATAGGAAAGTTTATCAACGGTAGACAGTGCAACGAAGCTAATAAAACTGTGCTATTAGAAGAAATAGAAAAATGTGACCGTCTTTGTGCTTGTTGTCATCGGATACGGCATTTTGACATCGCTAACGAGAAGCATACTTATAAGGGGTAAATAATTATGGGATTCCCGAGTTACTCTGCGAGTGGCAGTGACACATATAAGCCGCCCAAGAAATATACAGCGGAAGAGATGAGGGCTATACGTTCTATCTCTCGTGATGGTCAGCAGAGATTTGAGGACAAACAAGCAGAGCCTGCTACCACAGAGAATGATAACAATTACGGTCCTCTTGTTAACCCGCAAGAAGCTGAACAGCTACGGCAGTTGAAAGAGGATAACGAGCTAGACAACATCAACGAAGCGCTTAAAACCATAGGAGATTCACCTAGTACCAAACAAATATTTGGGTAGGAGGTGATTAACGTGGTAAGGAAGACCAAGGCTGAAATGAAGGCGTGTGAATGCCCATTGAGTGCCGTTGGTCATCGTTGCTGCCAGAAATGTAAAGTAGAGCTGTGTGTTCACTACATCGACATGACTAAACCTACGGATAGCGAGGACCACGGAGCATGTTTGTTATGGACTGAAACGAAGGGACATTAACATGGGGGATGTATTAAAAGACTTAGGGTTTGAGCAGATGATGCGTCTAGCTCAAGAAATAGACTGCTTCACATGGGTCACTCAGAATAAGCTTAACCTAGGCCACAGCGAGTGGCAACTGGCTGGGCATGAGTACCAAGTAGGCTGGCTCCAAGAGCCGGCAAGAGAGCAGTGTTTCATCAAGGGTGCGCAGATCGGAGCGACAGAATGCTTGGTTTTGAGAACTTTACATGGTATGATTCACGGGAGATATCGCTCGGGGTCGTTGTACTTGTTCCCAACACGGGACGATGTTCGAGATTTTTCGAAGGCGAGGTTCGACCCTTTGATCGACGTGAACCCATTCATCGGAGCCTTCGTTCAGAACACAGACGCCCAGAATATCAAACAGATTGGTAGAGGGTTTCTTTATCTGCGTGGTGCAAGATCCACGAAGAATGTTCAAGGCTCGAAAAAATCTAGTTCGCAGTTGAAATCAATCCCCGTAGACAGGGTGATCTTTGACGAGATGGACGAGATCGAACCTGAGATGGTTGAGCTTGCTAAGGAACGTGTATCTCACTCAAAGGTACAAGAACTTGTCTATCTAGGTACTCCTACAATTCCAGACTACGGAATCGACGCCAAGTATCAGGTGTCAGATCAACGAGTGTGGATGATCAAGTGTGAGCACTGTGGTAAGGAGACGTGTTTAGACTTAGAGTTTCCAGCATCCCTTATGCGTACCCCAAGCGGGGGCGTATACAGATGCTGCATTCACTGTAAGAAAGAGATCCATCCAGCTAATGGGCGATGGGTTGCCCAGTATCCTGACAGGGATTTGGTCGGGTGGTGGATCTCACAACTTAACTCTGTTTACGTTGACCCCAAACTTATTCTTGATCTTTACGAAGATCCGCCTAACGGGGACCTGAGTGAAGTCATGAACTCTAAGTTGGGGAGAGCTTACATCCCAGCAGAGAATAGACTTCATCCTAATGAGGTCTACGCCTGTTGTGGTAACGATATCGTATCAGCAAAGGATGAAGGTCCTACTTGTATGGGCGTTGACGTAGGCCGCGTGCTCCACGTAGTGATAGCGCAACGCACGACGAAGAACGCTCTCAAGGTTATCAAGATGGCACGAGTGGATAGCTTTGAAGACTTGCATGATCTAGCAAGAGACTTCGGGGTTAAGTCGGCTGTTATCGACTTACGTCCCGAGCAGCGAAAGGTGCGGGAGTTCCAGAAAGCTGAGAACTACCAAGTATTTGCTTGTGAGTATGTAGAGACTAGAGCAGGTATGACACACTGGGATGAGAAGGACAAGGTTATTAAGTGCAACCGCACAGAAATTTGTGATGCCACACACGAACTCGTAGTTGAGTCTGGTCGTCTTGAACTGCCGCGAAGGTGCCAAGAAGTTGACCAGTTCGTTAAGGAGATGTGCAACATCGCTAAAACTTTAGAGGAGGACAAAGTTTCAGGAAGTAGGGTGTACAGGTACAAGAAGTTAGGCGCTGACCATTATCGTCACGCAATGAATTACTGTCTGCTGGCCTCTGAACGTGTAGGGGTACTATCAGACAAGTGGATTATCAACAGATTTTTCGGCAGGCGAGCCAAAAAGAATTGGATGTCAGCCTAGCCGCTCTCGGGAGGAGAAATCAAATTATGTCAGATTATAAAGTGTATTGTTTAGAAGGACGCGCGTTTGGTATTACACGCGAGGAAAGAGATCGGCTTATAGCCGCAATGAACGGAAAGCGAGGTCAAGCCCGGTGGGTTGACAACGCTGGTAATCAAATGGTTCTTGACAAGATTGTTACAATCGAAGTGGACGAGTTCGAGGTTCAGACCCCACGAGATACACACGTGGTTACTATTAAGGCTGAACCAGAACACGATTCCACCGAAGACGACACTGGGAGTCTTGAGCTTGAAAAGAAACGTGCTGAGTTCTTGGAGGAAATGAAAGCCAAGTCATCTTGTCAGCACGATGTTCAAGTGATTCACTACCAGAATGTTAGTACAAAATCAGGGGAGTCCAAACGCTACTTTCCAGTATGCGATTTTTGTGGGCAACGTCTTCGTTACGTGAAGGCTGACTCGCTGACTGAAGATCAGAAAGCAGAGGCAGTTTTGTGGACGGAGTCATAATAGGAGATAGGTAATGCTTGAGAAACTCACTAAGCAGAAAAAGTTAGATAAAGCCAAAGGACTCTTTCTTGATGCAGTGCATAGTGATGCCCACTGGCAACGCGAGGCACTCGAAGATTTTAATTTCCGTGACGGATTCCAATGGACAGAGCAGGAGAAGCAGGTGCTCGAAGAGGAGATGCGACCTGTACTCACATTTAACCTGACCAAGTCTAGTATTGACTTGATCATGGGTATGAATGAGGACAACCGAATTAAGTTCAGGTGCAACCCTGTAGATCCAACAGACGCTTTCCTCTGTGAAGTTATTAATGATGTAGTAGATTGGATCTACGAACAAAATGATTTTGAGGAGGAAGAGGATGCTGCTCTGGAATCTGCTGCTATCTGTGGTCGAGGGTATGTTGCCGTTGATTTCGTTCCTGATCCTGATCGCTTTGGGGATGTGCAATTAACGCAGGTGTTTGTACCTGTGCATGAAGTTCATTACGATCCTGCTTCGCGCCGGCCCAACTGGGAAGACGCAGGTTATGTTTGTTGGGATCGGTGGATTTCACGCGAAGACTTCAAAATAAAGTTTCCAAAATTTCCAGCATCTCGTATCGACGACCTCATTGAATCAGGTAGGTCAGCAGGATTCTACACGGGCACAACGATGCCTAGTGATATATTTGAGGAAGTCATTGATCGTGAAGCAGATGAGCTTTATGATTACAGCAAACCTCTGGATTTGAACTTCTACGATCGCTCTAAGAACATGGTGCGCATCGTGCACATGGAGTACTGGGAGACATACAAGCGCTTTTACGCGTTTAACCCAGAGACTGGTGGTTGGCAGGAGTTTGATGGTAAAGATCTAAAAGACGTTAAGGCCGCGCACCTAGATCAGTTTGGCGAGGAATTAACATACGAAACAGTTAATGATAAGAAAGTTAAATGGTTGCAGTTCATCGGGGATGATATCCTCTATGATGCTGACAGCCCCCTACCCTTTAAGGGATTCAGTATCGTGCCGATGTTCGCGTATAAAGACGCGTCGCGCCGTACAAAGAATTGTTACGGACTAGTACGATTGATGAAAGACCCACAAAAGGAAGTTAATAAACGTTGGTCACAGGCATTGAACATGTTGAACCAGCAGGTTCAGCCCGGCATCTACGCAGAGACAGACGCATTCGTGGATACACGACAGGCTGAGATCTCGATGAAAGAAGCAGGAGCAATCACATGGACAAACTCTGGGGCGCTAGCAAGCGGGAAGATCAAGGAGCGGACTGTTCCGGTATTCCCAAATGCGCCGATGCAGATGGAACAATTCAGCCAAGATATTATGAAGAAGATCACTGGGATCAACCCAGATCTTCTGGGACAAGACCGAGGGAGACAGGAACCCGGAGTTGTTATCCGGCTGAGACAGCAGCAGGGAATCACTTTGTTGAAGCCCCTGTTCAAATCATTAAATCGAATGAAGAAGGACTTGTTCAAACGAACAGTGTCTATTGTAATGGAGTTTATGCCTGATGAGCAGTTGATGCGTATCCTTGGGCAAGGCGAGCGTTACACGATTGACCCTGAAACTGGGGTACTCACTGACACTATGTCAGGTATGCAGGCAACAATCAGAGACATTCATAATATAGAATACAATATTAAATCTGAAGAATCTCCGGGCAACATGACCAAACGTATGCTCGAACTCACCTCTTTCTTGGAGATGATGCAGGCTGGTCTGCCGGTTGATCCTAAGATTATCATCGACAAAACAGATCTACCCGCCTCTGACAAGGCTCGTTGGATTCAGTACATTGAACAGCAAGAGCAGGGTCAGATGGAAGCCGCGCAACAGGCGGCAGAGGAAGAGTCTGAGTTTAGGGATCGTGAGATCGCTGTTGATGAACAATCTAACCTCATGGAGTTCGTTGCTGACATGGCTAAAATTCGCCACATGAATGAGAAGGATGACAAGAAGATGGCAATGGACGCAGTCAAGACGAGACAAAATGAGATGCAGGCCAATAAAGATATGATCATGCAGATCATGCAGATGGCCCAACAGTATAAGATTGCAAAGGAGAGTGCTAAGAATGGCAGTGCCGAAGGACAAAAGGCTGGGCCTAACAAGACGTAAAGGTTGGCCAGCATACGTACACGGGTGGAGGAACTTCATCAAAGAATACGATGGGGTTGAGTGGGACGGCAAAGGTACTATCAAACCTAAGAAGGTTGAAGAAGTGGGAGTAGGTCGCACTCGAATCACATTTTAGTTTCACAGCTTGGGGGAGCAAGCTATAATATTATAGATAGGTCCGCACCGCTAGTCTCCCCCCTAGCGTGTGCATTCGAGGAGAGCCGATTTGGGGCGACCTAATAAGCTCTCCTCACTTAAATCAACGGGAGGAGTTTTCGCGTTCACTGCGAGAATAGTGGAGGAATTATGAGTAAAGACGCATTGGAAGAATTGTTGGAAGAGGAAATTACTGGTTGGGAAGATGAGGTAAAGGAGTTACAGAATCAAATTCCATCCGAACTTAAGGATGATGATGAGGACACATCTGAAGAGGAAGTTGTAGAAGAGGATGTGACTGAGAATGAAGATGAGGAACTTGAGACTGACGACCAAGTTTCTCTTAAGGACTTGCAAGCAAAACTTCAGCAGTTGGAAGATGAGAAGAACGAACTTGAAAGAAAACACCGTGGCGTCTTCAAAGAATTGAAGAGTGAGCGACGTACCCGCCAAGAGATGGGCGAGCAGTATAACAATCTCAGTAAAACAATTCAACAGATTATTCAGCAACGACAAGCTGCCCAAACTGTCGAGCCGCAACAAACGATTAACGGCATTCCTGTAGAATTTGACGAGAACGGAGATGCGTTTATTCCACAGGAAAAACTTGTAGGATTGACTAAGCCCCTGCAAGACAGAATTGAAAGTCTCCAGAAAAGTATGGCTACCACTAAGGGCCAGATGGAACAGCAAGCCGCAGCACAGGCTGCTATTAACAACGTTCTTAGTGAAGACGAGCGCTATCCCGACGTATGGCCGGTGTATCAGAAAGCTCGTGCTTGGGCGAACGACGCAGTAATAGATTGGCAGCAAGAGAATGAAGTTCAGGGCGTCATCAAATCTAACGACGCACTGAAATATATTTTCGACTCCAAGCTACAGTCGGAATTTAACAAACAGTTTCCCGGATTGAGTCTTGAGCATATCGTAACCGCTGAAGATGGAGATTATTTTCTTAAGCGAACGTTGGCTAACATAGCCGACGCAGTGTTCGCGGAGGAAGAGGAAGAAGCTGTTGTTCCTACTAAAAAGGTCGCGTCCAAGTCTAGTAAATTTTCTAAAGTGCTAAACAAACCGAATGGCCTTGGGGCCTCCGCCAATAAGTCGGGGAGCCAAAAGTCTATCATTGATACAGCAGAGAGCTTGTCCTCACTGGACGCTCTAGACTTAAGCGATGCACAGGCTGATGCGCTTATCCGCGCTCTCGAAAGGGAAGAGAAAGTTGGCGGTATTACTTTTTAATAGGAGATAATTAATTATGGCTATTACTTATTTAGCTGGATTCGTCGATGCCGACGGCTCTATATTTATAAATAAGTACAAGTCAGGCGTTAAAAAGTCTGCTTCATATGTACCAGTACTTTCTATTTCTAATAAAAATAGAAAAGTGTTGGACTGGATCAAAGAAACATTTCCTTATAATTGGACAGAGGAACAGCGGCACTTTAAAAGTGATCGTCACAACGATGTCTGGGTTATACGGTTAGCCGGTAAAAAGGCTTCTGATCTTTTGCGCAGACTGACACCACACCTGATAGTTAAGAAAGAACAGGCCATACTTGCTAGAAATCTCCTATCTTTAAAGTCTATGCACAAAAACGGATGGTACAAAGGTGAGCGTGTGTACGATACACTTGCTCCTATGTATCATCAAATAAAAACTAAAATAAGTAAACTTAATAAAGGAGATCTTTAATTATGGCCATCACCGCATTTGGGTCTAGTTCGTCTCAAGCTGTAAAAATTTGGGCGAAACTTACTCTTCGAGAAGCTTTGAAAGCTACTTTGTTTAACAAATTTCTGGGTACTCAGAAGACGTCGATTATTCAGCGTCTCGTGGAACTGGAAAAATCTGCTGGCGATCAGATCAAATACGATCTGTTGATGCAGATGAAGAACGCGGGTGTCACTGGTGACAACCGTATGAAGGGCAACGAGGAAGCACTGGTCTACTACCAAGATACAGTGGACATTGACCAGCTTCGTAACGCCCATGCGTTCCGGCGTATGTCTCAGCAACGCACGTTGCATGATATGCGTATGGATGCTAAAGCCAATCTTGCTGATTGGTTCGCTGACAAACTGGACAGCTACATGTTCCGCTGTCTGTGTGGGGACACCTCTCTGACTCATGGTCAGACCGCTACCGCGCCTACTTCTAACCGCAACATCTTTTCTGGTGATGCTACTAGTGAGGCGACTCTGGGCAGCAATGACCAGATTCAGTTGGCTGATCTTGACTACGCGAAAGAGCTGGCTAAAACCACCTCTCCTCTTATTCGTCCAGTCATGATTGACGGCAGCGAGTATTACGTAGCGGTTCTTCATCCTTATAGTGTCACTGACATTCGTTTGGATGTTGCTAACTCTGCTTATACGAGCTGGCCCGATATTCAGATGTATGCTCAGAAACGTGGAGACAAGAACCCGATTTTTACCGGCGCTAAAACCTATGGCCCCCTTCTTGGTAACAAGATGAAAAAATACTTCCGTGAATTGCTGGGAACTCTCTCTGAGACAATCAGCAGCCAAGCGAGAATGGATTATGCTTACTAAATTTTGTAACAAATGTAAAACAGAGAAAACAATAGATAATTTTTATTACAGAAAAGACCGCAATATTTATGATCAACCGTGCAAATCTTGTAGAAGAGATTATTATAAGGATTACAGAGATAGTAATCGTGAGAAACTGCAAGATTATCAAAGGCAGTGGGTAGATGATAATAGAGACAAACATAATGAATACAATCGCAAAAGAAATGCGAGATTAAAGAAATTAGTTATGGGTCACTATGGAAATAAATGTGTTTGTTGCGGTGAAACAGAACCTCTATTTTTAACAATAGATCATATAAACAATGACGGTAACGAACATAGAAAAACAATACATGGTGACAAAATATATAGCCATATAATAAAAGAAAATTATCCAGACACATTTCAAATTCTCTGTTTTAATTGTAATATAGGTAAGCATTTGAATGGTGGGGTTTGCCCCCATCGAAATTCTTGACGGTTCAACGACTATCCCGAAAGGGAGTACACCGCAAGCTAACGGCGGTGGAAGCGCGGAACTCCTCAACAGCTTGAGGATGAAGATATAGTCTCATCTATACAGCGATGTATAGCAGTTCATAAGAGAACGGTTTAGAGAGTTGCGTCTCTAAATGAAGATAGTGTTAGGTGTATATAACGGTATCATCATGTTTGAGTCTACTCGGATTTTTACGCCTTTGACTAGCGTACGACGCAACCTGTTCCTTGGTGCTCAGGCCGGCGTGTTCGCTATGGGTAACGCGTACGATTCTATTGAGCAGCAACGTATCGGTAAAGACAACTTGATGTCTTGGTACGAAGATATCGACGATTACGGGAACGAGAAGGGCATTTCCTGTGGTTGTATTTTTGGTATCAACAAATCTGTGTTTAACAGTGAAGACTTCGCGACTATCGTCATTTCGTCTTACGCTGCTTCTCACTCTTAATTAAAACGAATAAAGGAGATTTATAACTTATGACTACGCAAGACTACACTGATGGTTCCATTAGTGCGCACCCGGTATACCCGGTGGCCACTCCGGGCGATCTTAATACTTTGGCAGTCCGTCATGGTTTTCTCAACACGAAAGTGTCTGGGGTTGCTAACGGCGTCATCTGCAACATCATTCCTGTGTACGCAGGGGAGGTTGTAATTGATGTCTGGGCACGAATTATCGAAACCGAGACTACCGCTGATGCAGATTGTGACCTCGGCTTTGCTGGTGGCGCTGAAGTTGGCGCTAATCTCGTGACGGCTGATAGTGCTAACAACACTATGTTTCACAACGTTACCTACCAGCCTATTTATTTCGCGGCTAACAACGCTGTTACGTTGCAGCCCAACAACGGTGTCGCTCTCGATACCTTGGTGCTGGAAGTAGCCGCGATTGTAGTAAAAGCTTTCGACGAAAGCTAAATTAAAACTTAAATAAAGTTCGGGA